CTAGGTGGTGTGGGGATGGCGGCACTAGTGAAAGCGAGCCCGAAGGTGGAAGAGAAACAGTATAAGACAATCGTGCAGATGAATTGTGAGTATGTCTGCGCAAACAAAAGATTACAGAAAATAGGTAGATAAGCAAATGGATAACCACGAAATAAACCCTGCTTCGGCGCAGTCCCTCTTCAGCGGCGGGTTAGGGGGCTGGATTGATATAAATGAGCGTAGGCCAGAAGCGATGTGCCACGTTTTATGCGCATGCGAAGGCGGAAACGTAGATAAATCGTTCTTCAACCCGATTGCAGATTTAGGCGAGTTGAAGATTGGCAGAAAGACAGCAGGGAAATATGGGCGATATTTTGACCTGTGCAAAATGGGTTACAAAATCACTCATTGGATGCCACTGCCGAAGCCCCCTTACGCTGAATGCGATGCCTAACGTGTAGCTAAGGGACTGCGCAACGGCATCAGTTAATAATTGGAAAGAGAAAGGAAACTAACATGCTTGATTTATTGTCCGACCTAATCGACGATCTGACCCTCGAAAAAGACGGTCTCCGCATCGTCCCTTACATTGACACACCAGATCCAGATGAAGATTTCCAGTCCGATCTGGAAAAGGGGAAGATTCCGTTACCAGTTATCGGGGTGAAAATTGATTTTTAAAATCTGTATTGACATGGGAATGAGGTTATTGTAATATGTGTGCGTTTGGAACACACCCGTTCCATACACCCGTTTCACCAGACAGTTTCACAACCAGATAGGAGGTTCAAAATGCAACAAGCTAAAGTCTACCTTGGCGATTCCGTTTATGCAGAAGCTTTGGGGAATCACCTTGTCCTCACGACAGAGAATGGGAAGGTAAATGACCCATTCAACTGTATCCATCTTGAACCAGAAGTAATCGCGGCACTCCTCAACTTCCTTGAGCAGGAGCAAGCGGCGGGTACTATCCCCGTCACTCTCTATTACCATCAACATCTGTATAACGATTCACTTGAAGTAAAATCTTACGAATACACTTACGAAGACACAGTAGTACTCGTCGGAAAACGAGAAATTCTCGCCCCAGCTTTCCCTAAGCTTTCCCGTGAAGATCTTATTAAACAAATAGCAGTTCGTCTCTGCGAAAAGCAGCAGAAAATTCAAGCGGAAGCGTTTAAAGCAGTTCAAGAAATCGAGGAGAAGATTCAAACCCTCCTCGCACTTCCAGCGCCAACAGACGACCTACCCTTTTAATCCGCCGCAAGCGCGACTTCGCAAGCCTTCTCCTGAGGGCTTGCCGAGGCGATCTTTCGCTGGGAGTTGCCAATCGCCCTGCAGGATGGCAAGCAGTAAACCTTTAAAGGAGTTTCACAATGAATGAGCAAGCCGAAGTAGTTAGCAAGAGCAAAGTTCCGGCAGAAGTTGAGCAAGTTAAAATGTTGGACGGTTCTGTGGTTGGATTCGCTGGTAAGCGGAAGATGGTGAAAGAAGTTATCATCGACGATGGTTCGGTTACAGTTCGTTTCCTCTTTCGCAATGGAGAGATTCGTGTCTTTGAAGTTCCACCTACCCTCGCTCTCGAATTCATCGGTCATGGCGCAAGCCAGAAAATCGGCGATGAAACTGCCGGAGTTAAAGACATTGATGATATGGTTGTCGCAGTTGACGACATCATCACCCGTCTGAACAAAGGTGAGTGGTCTGCTCAACGCGCTGCTGGGGATGGGTTTGCTGGAGCTTCCATCGTTATCAAAGCGATCTGCGAAGTCACAGGTAAATCTGTTGATGCGGTTAAGGCGTTCTTGCAGGGCAAACTGGATGCGGCGAAAGAGGCTGGCCGGAAACTTACCCGCGCAGAATTGTACGCTTCCTTCCGCAATCCGACGACAAAGACAGGTGTGGTAATTGAACGTCTGGAACGTGACAAGAAGTCGAAACAATCTGAGATTAATGCAGATGATATGGTGGCTGAAATGGACTAAGAGTAACCCGTAGCATCCAAGGCATTCTTCGCGAGTGCCTTGTGTGGTACGTGTTCAGGCGAGCGTTGGCTATGCCAAGTCGAGAGTAAGAATTGAGCCTCCAGCTCTTGGCGGCGCGGGGCGGGGAAATCTAGGCAAGTCTCCCTCGTAGACTAGATTTCCCCCATGCGTTTAATTTCTTTGTTGACACAAACACACGTTATGTTATAATGAACGCATGGAACAAACCCGTTTCATACACCTAACAAGGAAGCTTACATGACACACCAGATTTCTTATCTCGCACCTCGGCGTGAAACAGTTGTAACCGGCATGAAGGAAGTGGAAGAGACAGTCCACGTTCCCCACAAAAAGAAAGGACTTGTGATGAAAACAGTTACTAAGTATGTCCGCACTTATACAACCAAACCCTGGTCAATGACAGGGGTGTTGAAAGCCATTCGTTCCGGTTGCACTTTCGGTTCAACTAGTCAGCATGATTTCGAAGCGGGCGTGGCGGAGTTCGCCGCCGATGCTCGAATCATCTGGACAACTCTCCACGGGGACAACCACCATGCCGCGTAAGGCCGCTGTCAACCCGTCTATTCGTTTAAACACAGCCCTCCCTCCGGAGATAGCAACGAAGTTACAATTGTTCCTATTCTCCGAAGTCGAAGGTCGTGTCCCACAAGGTGCGTATCAAGAATTCCTGACTGCCCGTATCCAAGAATTCTTCGGGAGTAAGATTCTCGACTTAAGTGAATGGACTGGCCAACCACCTTGCACAAATTTAGTCAAGGGAAATCAGCAGACGATTGAATTATTAACCGCACTACTAAAAGGAGAAAGCAAATGACTTGTGACTTAACAGAGATTCAAATAGATGGTACAAAGTTTGTTCGGGCGGATTTAGCATTTGTACCCGCACAAAGTAGTCAGGGGCTTGATTATCGTATTGTTCGTACAGAAAGTGCAGGCGTGTTTGCTGGGTATGTAAAAGAACGAATTGGACAGGAAGTCATGCTCCTCGAGGCCCGTCGTTTATGGTACTGGGATGGTGCAGCTAGTTTGTCTCAATTGGCTATAGAAGGGGTGAGTAAGCCGCAAAATTGCAAATTTCCTGCACCAGTATCTGAAATTTTACTATTGGGGGCTGTCGAAATTTTGTCTGTAACTAAACAAGCGCAAGATAGTATTGCGAGTGTGCCTGTATGGAAAGTATAGAAGGCTGCGGCTACGGCAGCGGCAGCGGCGCTGGCGCTGGCTACGGCGATGGCTACGGCAGCGGCATCAGCAGCGGCGCTGGCTACGGCAGCGGCAACGGCTACGGCAGCGGCAGCCGCTACGGCTACGGCTACGACAGCGGCAGCGGCAGCGGCAGCGGCTACGGCTACGGCTACGGCGATGGCTACGGCGATGGCTACGGCGATGGCAGCGGCTGCGGCATCAGCAGCGGTAACGGCTAATAAGGAGAAAGCAATGGAAAGTATAGAAGGCAACGGCAGCGGCTACGGCTACGACAGCTGCTACGGCAACGGCAACGGCAGCGGCTACGGCTACGACAGCGGCAGCGGCAACGGCAACGGCACCGGCTACGACAGCGGCTACGGCAGCGGCTACAGCAGCGGCTGCGGCTACGGCAGCGGCAACGGCAACGGCAGCGGCAGCGGCAGCGGCAGCGGCTGCGGCATCGGTAACGGCAGCGGTAACGGCTAATGCGGCAATTCGCTTGTGCCCTCAGTACCCCTCAACCCGAGCTTAAGCTCAACTTGGCTTGGGGGGACAGCCCTGAAATTGCTGCTTTAAAAGCCTTCACACGTCAGGTAGGCCGCCCTGACCAAGCCGATGCCGAACGGTGGTTGGAAGAACAGCAAGCAATGGGTAACTTAATAGAGATAAAGGAGATTCATCCATGACCCCAGAAATGATGTCAAAAATCGCTATATGGCGACAGAAGGCGGCGGAAGGTACACTAACCGTCGAAGAAATGCAGGGAGCCATCATCGCCCTGCGCGGAGATAGACGAGGTGCGGCTGTTGCGAGCGAGAAGAGTCGGAAGGCGAAGGCACCGAAAGCCGAAATTCGGGCGGATGATTTACTGTCAGAATTGGGGAGATTATGAGCCAAGACACTACATTCTGTGATGTTTGCAAGACAAAGTTCTACGAAGCCCCCGCTATCCTCCTCGGTGTCCCTGACGAAGAGAGTAAGTCAATCGTGTATAACATCTGTCCCGTCTGTTTTGAGTGGATTATTGAGCAAGGAGCGGAGAAATGAAACTAGCCCTTCCACCACAACCTGCTAAGCCAACATGCCGCGAATGTGACCACGCGGAGACTATCCCTTCCACCGACAAAGCAATCCGCTGTCGTCGTTACCCACCAACTGTAACCGCAGTCACCGTACCCATGCAGAACGAAGGTGAAATGAGTATCCAGATTAAAGACATAAACCTCCGCCCAATCATCTCCATCAACGAAACCTGTGGCGAATGGAAAAAAGCGTTCATCCTAGCATCTCACTAACCCTAAAGGAGGCTCACAATGCAAGACCACCCCGACTTCCCTGAAGTCATTGATTCAACCTTGTTAGGCCAAATCCGCGCCTGTAGTCGCCATGCCCAGCTCGAATCCCTCCTCCATTGGAAACCAACCACTCCATCCGTCCACCTTCACGCTGGTGCTGCTTTCGCATCTGGTCTCGAAGCCGGCCGCCTCGCTTTCTACGTCGATGGAAAGACGCAAGAGGAATCTACCGCAATCGCCCTTCAAGCTCTCATTAACCACTACGGTGATTTCGAGTGCCCCGCAGATTCCGCCAAGTCCCTCGAACGTATGTGCGGCGCGATAGAATTTTATTTCGATCAATACCCTATGGAGACTGATCATGCAATTCCAGTTACCCTCCCGTCTGGCAAGCGTGGTATTGAATTCTCTTTTGCTGAGCCTATTGATATTAAGCATCCTGTTACGGGTAATCCTTTGGTGTATTGTGGGCGGTTCGATATGCTTACTGATTATGCTGGCGCTATTTACGGTGAAGATGATAAAACTACTACTTCTCTTGGTGCGAGTTGGTCGAAACAGTGGGACATGAGGAGTCAGTTCACCGCTTACTGCTGGGGTGCGAAACAAGCCGGTTTTCCTATCGCCGGTTTTCTTGTCCGAGGCATCAGCATCCTCAAAACAAAGTACGATACACAGCAAGCCCTTACCTACCGCCCTCAGTGGATGATAGACCGCTGGTACGAACAAATGCTCCGCGATGTAGCGGGATTTATTCAACAGTGGGAGTCCGACGTATATGACTACAACCTCGACGCTTCTTGCAACGAATACGGAGGTTGCGTATTCCGTAACATCTGCCTGACCGAACCGGCTTCCCAACAAAACTGGCTTGAAACCGCATTCGTCAAACGCCGCTGGGACCCCCTTACTCGCACAGAGACGCTTTTAATCGAATGATAGTTTCATGAAAGATTTTACTGTTCAGTATTTTATTAATAATGCACTGATAGGGCAGTCCACTATTCCATCCCCTTTTCCATACCCAGAATCTATCTGCTTTTTTTGTCGGGACTGTGGGGACATTTGGGGAAGGGTCTGGTTTCTCGCAGATCAGACTTATTTTCGTGTCGTAACAGCCGCTTGTGACCGACACAAAGCAGGGCCTTGGGATTTCATATCTTTGCCGGGTAGTATGATTGAAGATCTTTTCCCAAGGGCATTAGAAGAACGGGCAGCATTTTGGCCTCTTACTGTAACCTACATGCCGCCCGCAATGTTAAAGAGAGAAGTTCAACTTTTACTAAGGAAATTACCATGAGTCAGAAAGAGAAAGTAGCAGTGAAAACAAGACAAACCACCATAGTTCAGGAAACTAATTCTATTGGTCAGCATCGCATTATTATTATTAAAGACGGCGTACCCTCTCATTCCGCTTGGGCGGAACACTATGCTCTGGCAGTGTTCGGTCGTTATAGAGGAAGCCTCTCTGGCAATGCAGCTATCCCTCAGGGTGTTTTCACCGTCAGTCTTGTTGATTCAGAGTCACTATCATGAGTGAGCCGCATATCTTCGGCCCGAAAGTTCTTCTCGAAGGAACCTCTGGCTCCGGAAAGACTCACGCGATAGGAACAATCGTGGATTGGGCAGCGAAGAATGGAAAGGAAGTTTTCGTCCTTTTCACTGAAAACGGTCTGGAAACTCTGTTAGGCTACTGGAAGGATGCGAGTAAACCAATCCCGCAGAACCTCCACTACCACAACACAATGACTAGACCGTTAAAACTAACTTCCCTTATGGACGCGGCAGATAAAGTAGGGAAACTCACCTACGAATCTGTTACGAAAATGAGTGATGCAAACAGAGGTGGCGATAACAACGCATTTTACAAGATACTCACTGCTTGTAATGACTTCCCCGATGACCTCTCCGGCAAGAAATTCGGCCCAGTCGATTTGTGGGGAACGGACAAAATCTTTGTTATCGACTCTCTGTCCGAGCTCGCCAATGCTTGCATGAAAATGGTAATAGGCAACAAACCTACCGCTTCCATGCCAGACTATGGTGTAGCCCAAAACTGTCTCATGAATTTTATCCGTCTCTGCACTCAAGGCTGCTCCTGCACATTCATTATGACTGCGCATGTCAGCCGCGAGAAAGATGAAATCACAGGAGGGATTAAACTCATGACCAGTGCAATTGGCGGCGCAATCTCCGGTATTATTCCTCAGCTCTTTTCAGACGTTATCTACACGACGAGAGAGGGTGGGTCATTCTACTGGGATACCGCGAATGCAAGTGTAGATGTAAAAACCCGTAACCTTCCTATAGCGGCAAAGCAAGCCCCCGATCTAGGTCGTATCATGGACAAATGGGCGAGCAGGCAACAATCGTAATTCAACTTTAACTTAAGGAAATCACATGAACACATCAGCATTTGACCCACAAGCCTTCCTCGACGCCCAAATCACTGAGGCCTTCGTCAAGCGTCCACCAATCCCCGCAGGTGAGTACATCGCTACCATCGGTGAAATTTCTGTTCGCACATGGAGTAAGAACGAAAAGTCCGGCATTGCTTTCGACATTCCTGTAGCCCTCGAAATCCCCTCCGAAGTTCAGCAAGCCCTCGGCGTAGATTTCAAAGACGGCATCCTGAACATGAAAGACAGTGTATTTGTCGATCTGAATGAGGCTGGGATGATCGACACAGGAGTGGGGAAAAATCGCGGTCTTCGCAACTACCGCGATGCCACGGGAACTAACACTCCTGGCGCACCGTTCTCTCCCCGTATGTTCACAGGGAAGGTTATCACTGTAAAGATCAAGCATGAAATTTACGAAGGTGAACCAGTTGAGCGTATCGGCGGCGTAGCAAAGTCGTAATCGAAGTCTAATTTGGCGGGAGGAGAAATCCTCCTGCATTTTTAATGGAGGCAAACTTGTACAACCCTAACATCCCTATAGTAGTAACCGACATAGAAACCGGAGGTCTCGACCTCGACCACCCTATCATCCAAATTGCCGCAATCGTCTATCTCCCCAAGACAGGCGAAACTCTCGAATCATTCGAGTGTAAAGTGGAATTCGACGAGGAAGATTGCGATGCCGAAGCCCTCCGCATCAATCGCTATTCCCCTGAACTATGGGACGACAGTATCCCTCTTAAAGAAGCTCTTCAACGCTTATCACAGGTATTCAAACATCATGCAACTTCATCGCGCACCAGTAAAAAAGGATTTCGTTATCAGGTTGCTGTCGCTGCTGGCTACAATAGTCATTTTGACCGTGACCGTCTCTTTCACCGCGCGAAGCAATTCGACATTTTCCTTCCCGTCGATCCCCGCTTCCTCGACGTCATGCAACTTGCCCTATGGAAACTCCGTCTCGACTCATACAAGCTAGTTGACGTTGCAAAGTATTTCGAACTCGATACGACCAACGCCCACGATGCTCTTGCTGACGTTCGTCTAACTATCGACTGCATGGAGGCTTTGCTCAATCATGATTAAATTTATACAGATAGACAAAATCCTTGTCACCCCCGATAGGCAGAGAAAAGTATTTGACGAAGCTAAGAATCAGGAACTCGTCTCGTCTCTCCAATTTGGGGAAGTCGGACTTCAGAACGCCCTCGTAATCCGAACAGAAGGGAGTGGAAAAAATGAGAGTTACTATCTTATATCTGGCGAACGTCGCTTGCGTGCTATACGTGATATATACAGTCTGGGTGGAACCCTTAAGTACCTCGGGCAAAGTGTTAGTGACGGCTTGGCTCCTTGCGTGGATGTTGGAGACATTTCCACTTTGGCTCGAATGGAGGCGGAACTCGAAGAAAACATCCTCCGAGTAGACCTCACATGGCAAGAACGTGCGGCGGCGACAAATTCCCTCTGGGAACTTCGCAAGATTCAAGCCGAGCGTCTCGGTCGCCCTGTCCCTACAGTCGTCCAACTCGCCGCTGAAGTTACCGCGACGAAAGCCCAACTCAACGGTCAGTATGACGGCCCAGCAGCTCGTGTTCGCCGCGAAGCTATCCTCGCCAACCACCTTGACGACCCTGATGTCATGAAGGCAAAAACATCTAAAGAAGCTTTCGACATTCTCAAGAAGAAAGAGCAAAAGGCTAAACATGCGGAACTCGCGAAGGAAGTGGGCCATTCTTTCTCTTCCAGCCTCCACCAACTTCACAATGCCGATTGTATTGAGTGGATGGGTAGAGATACCACCAATGAAGGACAGTATGCAGTTATCCTCACCGACCCTCCCTACGGAATGGGCGCTGACGAATTCGGAGATTCTGGCGGAAGAACTGCCGGAGCCCACGAGTATTCGGACTCCCCTGACACGCTCCGCGACCTGATGAAGGAATTCCCTCGACTCTCCTACCGTGTCGCTGCCCCCGATGCCCATATGTATCTCTTCTGCGATTTCGATATGTTCCACTACATCAAGCAGGAACTCGAAGATGCTGGTTGGAAAGTTTTCCGCACCCCCTTCATCTGGTCGAAACCTTCCGGTTTCCGCGCTCCGTGGCCGAATAAAGGCCCTCACCGCACTTACGAGACCATTCTCTATGCAATGAAAGGTAACCGCGAAACTAATCGCATGGGTAATGATGTACTTGAATATGGAGTAGATAAAAATGTCGGACATAACGCTCAAAAACCAGTTGCTCTCTTTACAGAACTCTTGGCAAGAAGTGCAAGACCGGGTGATCGAGTGCTTGACCCCTTTTGCGGAAGCGGAACAATTTTCGAGGCTGCAAACAGCTTGCAATGCTATGCGACAGGAGTTGAACTTGACGACAGCTTTTATGGACTCGCAGCTAAACGTCTCGGAGCCCTCCATGGATAATCACCCAGAAGGTTCTGGTTGCCAATGTCCTGCTTGCTTCAAAGACACTGACGATCGCAAAGTAATGGACGCATCTTTTCGCTCCGGTAATGAAGATGTAATGGAGATTCTCGATAGTGCGATTGATAGTGAATCAACTGAATGTGTAATACTCCTCCTCTACCCGAAAGAGCCTTTCTACAAGCTACTTCACACGGAATGTTCTATTGAGAAACTTGTAGGCCGTCTTGAATTAGCCAAACACGAAATAATAAACTACAAAATAGGAGTAACTGATGAACGAACCTTCCCAGTCGGGCCGGAATAACGGGTGTGGGGAATGGTTTTGTTTCATGCGCTCGCATAAAGTGGGTTGACTTTTCATGGGTTATGTCGGATAATTAAAATGCATTGTAAATGCATTAGAACGCATTTAATATGCATTACTATTCATTCATAACCCATAAGGAGATGGTATGCCGGTAATTCTAAACGAAATGACGCAAGAGGAAATGAAAAGAAGGTTTGATAAAGCTATAGGTGATGGAGCTCTTCGGATTTGCCCTTCTTGCGGCAATAATTATAGCCCTATCAGAATGTGGCAAGGTTTTTGTTCTGTCGCTTGCCGTAACCGCTATCATAGGGAAAAAGCAGAAACTGATAGAGAAAACCTCCGTACCCATAACGCCACATTAAAAATGGATAAAGATACTTTATTAGCAGAAGTGTTTTTACTTCGCAAGCAACTATCTGCCTTACAAGTACAAATGGCTCATTACACACAGGAAGATTAATATGCCACGCTTAGGTTCCGGTTCCCCCTCCGCCCGTATCCTCGTTGTCGGGGAGTGCTGGGGAAATAGTGAAGAACAATATAACGAACCACTCGCAGGGGAGGCCGGTAAAGAATTCTCACGCCTCTTGCACGAAGCAGGTATCATGCAGTCCGAATGCTACTTCACCAACCTCGTCAACACTCGGCCACCGAATGGGGATATAGCATCTTGGATTGCTCTCAAGAAAAAAGATATAACTTCTCGCCATAAAGTTATGCGAGACAAATACGTCCTCCCTATAATCCTCGAAGGTTACTCCCGTCTTATAAAGGAGATAGATCATGTCAAGCCAAATATTATTGTCGCATTGGGAAATGCTTCCCTCTGGGCTCTCACTGGTGCATGGGGTGCTGATAAGTGGAGAGGCAGTCAACTCTTGGCTCGAAAAGAACAAGCTGACCTGTTTGAAGGATGGGAGTATAAATGTATTCCGACACTACACCCTCGACGAGTCCTTGCCCAATGGGATGTTCGTGCTTTGGTCTTATCCGACCTCAAGCGGGTGGCGAAAGAAGTGTCTACAAGAAGTTATAGCAATACCCCTAAATGGAATTTTCTACTTCGCCCCTCGTTCAACACAGTCCAAAAAGTTCTGGATGACCTTTTATATAAGGTGGGATGCGGAGAGGTTTGGGTTGACCTCGACCTTGAAACCAGAGCTGGACACATCGCTTGTTGCGGTCTTTCGTGGAGTAAGACAGACGCCCTCTGTATCCCTTTCATGTGTGTGGAGTCAAGGGAGGGTTATTGGTCTGTCAAGGAAGAGGCGTCAATCATACATACACTCTACCTTCTACTGACGGATAAAAACTGTCTAGTGCGGTGGCAGAACGGACTGTATGACGCACAGTATATCTATCGCCACTGGCATTTCATTCCGAATGGGAAGCAAGATACGATGATTTCCCATCATACACTGTTTGCGGGGTTGCCGAAGCGCCTAGATTTCCAAGCCTCGATGTACTGTGACTATTATGTCTATTGGAAGGATGACGGGAAAACGTGGGAGAAAGATGTCGGTGAAGATCAATTGTGGTCTTACAACTGTGTCGATTGCGTTCGTACAAATGAAGTTGGAAATGTGGAACTCGAAACCATCCAGCGATTCGGTCTTGCGGAAGTCGAAGCTTTCCAACAGAAGCTTTTCTACCCCGTCCTACAAGCCATGACTCGGGGTGTCCGCATAGACGAAAAAGAACGTTCACGTTTCGCTTTCGAGCTTCAAGATGAAATGTACAAGCGCGAAAAATACTTCCTCGAAGTCCTCGGTCACCCCTTAAACCCGGGCAGTCCCCTTCAAATGAAGAACTTCTTCTACGGCGACCTCGCCATTAAACCTGTAATGTCTAAAGCAAAGAAAGGAATACCCGCCCATGTCACGTGTGACGATAATGCACTGGTTACGATCATGCAGCGAGAGCCAATTACGAAACCTCTTATACGCGCGATACAAGAATACCGCTCCCTTGGTGTGTTCCTACGCACGTTTGTGCTCGCGGGACTTGACTATGATAAGAGGATGCGCTGTTCGTATAATATATGCGGCACAGAGACATACAGATTCTCAAGCTCGAAAAACCCTTTTGAGTCAGGCACTAATCTCCAGAACATTCCAAAGGGAAATGATGAGGATGGGCTCAAACTGCCGAACGTGCGTAAATTATTTATCCCTGACACAGGTTATACGTTTTTTGATATGGACTTGGATCGCGCAGATTTGCAAGTAGTTGTGTGGGAGAGTGGGGAAGAAGAGTTGAAAGCAGCTCTTCGTCTCGGTGTCGATATGCACTTACTCAACGCATACACTCTGGCCAACCGCACCCTCCCCGACCTCGCAGAACTTGTGGAAGGTCACCCCCGCTATCTCGATCATCGTGTACCGTATAAAAAGGAGAGACAACTTGCAAAAAGCTTTATTCATGGGTGCGTAACAGCTGGCCATGAAATGCTAACACCGGAAGGCTGGGTTGACGTAGCAGAATATAAAGACGGGACACCAATCATGATCTGGGATAATGACAGTTTAAAGTGGGAGATTCCCTCCTATTTCCATCGAGATAAAGCTATAGATTTAATCACGTATAAAGGGGAGGCTTGGTCACAGGAAATGACTTTCGACCATCGTGTCCTATATAAAGTAGATTCAAATGGATACCACACAAAAAGAGCTTGCGATGTTCCGCACTCCGCACGATTACCTAAAGGTGGCTATTTTTGGAATGGTGTTAGTGAAGAAGACAGTTTATTGTTCGCCCGTCGTGTCGCAGCTTTTCAAGCTGACGGTACTACAGATATTTCAGGTGCAACCGTTTTCCATATAGCAAAAACGCGAAAGCGTGAACGCTTGTTAAAACTATTTCCAAACGCAAGGTTCTCTACTTGGTCTGATGGTACTTTTGGTTGTAGGGAAGTTCTTGGCATTCCCCCAGAGTTTAAATATGCGGGGCCTTGGATACTTAAATGGACGTCTGCTATGATGGACGCTTGGTTAGATGAACTTCCGCATTGGGACGGAACTTTCGGAGAAACAGGTCGTGTGGAAATTATGGGGATTAATCAGCAGCATATAGAATGGGTAGCTACAATAGCGCACTTACGCGGTAAAGGCGCAAGTGTGGGTGTGAAACGAAATCGACCTGATGGAAGGCAAGATCTTTGGCATGTCGGTCTGAATAACCGACCACTGGCGCGTCTATCTTCTATGCAAGTCACGCGACGATTGACGGAACCTACAAAAGTATATTGCCCGAAAACTTCTAGTGGTTATTTTTTATTTCGAAGGGAGGGTAAAATTGGAGTCACGGGAAACACTAACTACGGGGGCGGAGCTCGAACTATGGCTATCGCCGCAGGGGTCACTGTCCATCAAGCTGACCGATTCCAGAAGATATATTTTGGTAAGTACCCCGGTCTCAAGTCCTGGCACGAGCGTGTCTACCGGCAACTCACGACTAAACGCTTTGTCCAAAATGCTTTCGGATATAGAAGATATTATTTCGACCGCACGGATGGACTACTTCCCGAGGCTCTCGCGTGGATACCCCAGAGCACAGTTGCCAATGTCATCAACAGAGCGTGGGTGAATATCTATGAGCAGGCTCCGGAGATTCAGATCTTACTACAAGTGCATGATTCCTTGGCGGGGCAATTTCCTTCCAACAACACTGCTGCTTGCCTTGAGAAGCTTCGCGATCTATCTCAGATTGTCATTCCTTATCCAGATCCTCTCATCATTCCAACGGGCGTGAAGATTTCCACTAAGAGCTGGGGTGCATGTGAGTAGACATTACAAAGATTGGATTCCAGCATTTCTCGACAACACAGGTAAAACAGAAGCACCTAAGCTCATGTTATTTTGGGCTGGTGTTTCTGCTATTGCCGGTTGCCTCCGTCGAAAGGTCTGGCTCGACTTCAAACGGTATCAGTGGTATCCGAACTTCTACATAATCCTCGTCGCACCTCCAGGGATTATATCGAAGTCCTCTACCGCCGACCTCTCGATGGAACTGTTGCGGCAGGTTCCTGGGATTAAATTCGGGCCGGATATAGTTACATGGCCAGCTCTTGTTGGTGCGTTTGTAGATGCGAGTGAATCATTCCAGCTTGGGGAAGAATGGCATCCTATGTCACCACTCACACTTGTCGCCAGCGAATTCGGTAACCTCATCAACCCTGCAGATAAGGATATGATTAACCTCTACATCACTCTGTGGGATGGGAGGAAGACGCTGGAGAAAGTAACCAAGGGTTCGGGATGCGACATTGTGGAAGCTCCATGGATTAACATGCTTGGATGTACCACCCCCCATTGGATAGCTGATAATATGCCTTCAGCAACTGTTGGGGGCGGGTTCACTTCTCGATGCGTCTTCGTCTACGCAGAGAAGAAAGAGCACTTCATCGCTTATGGGGACGAGGCTGTGGCAAGAGATTATGATGAGGGGAAGAAACGTCTCGTCCATGATCTTGAGCATATCTCTCTCAATCTCTGCGGGGAGTATAAACTCAATCCAGACGCCCGCAAATGGGGGAGGGATTGGTATGAGAAGCTCTGGGGAGAGTCAAGCAAGGCGATTGAGGACGATCGTCTAGATGGATATGTTGCGCGGAAGCAAACTCACATGCACAAGCTTGCGATGATAATAGCCGCTTCTCAACGAGACGAGCTAGTCATTTTAAAGGACGACCTCGGCCTCGCGGAGACTATGATCAACTCCACCGAGGTGAACTTGTCCAAAGTCTTCTCCCGTATAGGGCGGACAGAGCAGTCCCTCTACGCCGAACAATTCATCACGATGGTTAAGAAACGGGGAGCAGTCACTTATCAAGAAGCTTACAAAATGGTTCATGCCTACTTCCCCGACTTCCGCGATTTCGAAGGGATTGTTTCTGGGGCTGTGCGATCTGGTTATATATCCCTTCAACAGAGGGGGAGTGAATTCTGGCTGCTGTATGAACATAAGAATGATAAATAACGTGTGTGCGAAACAACCCCGTTTCGTGTGCGAGAAAAACCCCCAGACATTTCTATCTGGGGGCTTGCCCTTCAAACTATCTTATCATTTACAACGAAATGCCCACTACCTTTTCCATCTTCTTCCCAACCAGATTCACCACCAATAACAACTCCTAGGTAAATCCCCAGCCGTCGCCAGGCTGGAATCCCCTCCACTACCATCGCTTCGAGCAACACTTTATTAGCTGTCTGTTCATCGCATACTTCATGGTGATGGAAAAGCCAGTCATGGATGACGGCTGCTTTATGGCTAGTATCCCCGAACAGTAGGTAAGCGCCAGGCACTCGCGGAACACTCGCATAATCTGTCAAGAATCCAGACTCTACTGTAAGCGTCCTTCCGAGAAGATCTGATTGATAGCGAAAGGGTTGTAGCAGTTTCCAAATCCCCCTTCCACTATTATCTAGATCATTCACGCAAACAACTTCCAATTCATCTAGAAAAGCACTCATGGCGTCACAGGGGCATTAGCAGCGGCAGCTACCGCAACAACAGTAGCAATTTGTGATTGAATCTTCGCGGCTTTATCTGCAGTGATAGCGCCGGAGGCTGCCCCAAGAGACACGGAAGCTGTCAGTAATTCTTGGGCATGTGCAGCTACTTGATCTGGTGTCAATGTAGCACCATCTGCTTGAGAGGCCACTTGGCGAAGAACGGGAGAAGCAATGGCAATAGCTTCGTTTACCGCCGCTAATGTTATTGCTGTTTGGGGGCTTCCAGGTGTGATCAGCGGTGCGGCTGCTGTAGCAATACCTAAAAGATATTTAACTTCTGCGTCCAGTCCTGCGAAAAAAGTTTGAAATGACATTTGGTTCTCCTTAAGATTTAGTTGCGATGGTTGAATCAGGTGCGGCTGCCGGTGGTGTACTGGTATCGGGTGGGTTAGCTAAATGACCCCCACCAGCAAGACCTATGACCGTAAACAGTGTGGCCAAGAGACCGGCACCATCTGCGGCATGTCCGGTTACGATTATAGCTACTGCCGCTATAATCGCCAGAACAATAACTACTAAGAGCGGATTTGCTTTCATACTGAGACTCCTTCTGTATAGGTTGTGCCGCCTGTTCCAAAATGCGCTGTCATCACTCGGCGGCGAAGTGGTGGAGCGAATGAGATATGAACCCAAGTGCCTTCGCAAATGAGTTCGTCAAACTGAATATCTGTTTTCAAAAGAGTTTGGGTAATTTCTAGTGGCGTGCCTACCATGTCGCAGGTAAAATCGGCTGCATACCCTGTCATGTGAGCAGAGTCTGAGGCCCCATGAACAGCAGTGTTGAGGGTGGGGCATCTGTAACCTGAATCAACGTGGATAGGTACACTGTATAACCTCAGGTGACTCCGCACAGCTTCCAACCCTTCTGCAAGCGATTGGAGATGGGGGAGTATATCTGCTGGCGGTGTGTTGTCTATTCCGAGACGTTGTGCAGTAGAACTCTGCGTTAATTCCTCTAGAGAGAAATGTGTAGTTAGTTTTTGCATGTATTTCCTTTCTGTGTCGAGTTAACCAATCACGTTGGTTTGAATCTTTGAACGCGGATACGTCGTTGCTATGTATGCCAAGATAGCGTTAGATATTGCTATATGCCCCGCGACAGAATAATGTAAAGCATCGCCTTGGAAATAACTCGCCTGCCCGAGTGTTAGCGCGTACGTATCAAAGAATCCGCAGCCGTATTTGGACGCAAGGCCTTTAATGGCTGCATTCTGGGCTATAAAAACCGCAGCTCCAGCAGCAACAGAAAGCGCGTCTGTGGCCGCACCAGCCGCCATCAAAATGAAACAGGAAGGGTCTATACCATTCTGGAATTGATAATTCAGCCAAGTCTCATAATCAGCGGCAAAATTGGCAATCGGAACCGCGTACCTCGCATCATTAGTTCCGAGAGCAATTAGATAAAGAGTCCCCGCTTTAATGGCGGAATTGGCCACGGGGAAATTAGTTACCCACCTGCCTCCCACCATACCTCCATTGTCATGGGAAGACATTCCCGAACTTGCAAGACCTTGGTTATTTTCAGTTAACCCCAACGTCCCAGACAACAACGCACTAAATCGTTGTGCGCTTGTAACTCCTGTTCCGCTTACATTGCTATCACCACATGCTACTAATGAACCAACCCAAGTATTACGCCATAATCCCGCATTCACAGAATCAAAGAAATTAGTCAAGAGTAACATTTCACCGGCAGTTAATCCCGGTGTCCAGGTTGCGTAGCCCGCAACCGTCTGTGAAGAGAAGAATGATCCGGCATTTGAGTTTAACAACGTAAGAGCAGCGGTATCTAAAGTACCTGCAGCAGAGGCCGCAGAGGCTTGTACATATCCGTTATTCCAAACACTTGTATTTCCGCCTGATCGCTGAATGGCGTTAAAGCGTGTAAATTGTCCTGTAGTTATTACCGCATTTCCGTTTATCCGGGAGCTTGCCCCTAGTTTATAGGCAAGATAACTATTACTGGCCGTTGTTCCACCTAAAAGCCCACTTGTTGTTTGGTTCGTTACATAAACCCCAAATCCCCATTCCCCTGCTGTCGCAACTTCTGTCGCGGGTTTAAAGCCTGTAGTTAAGAACGTTGTAGCTCCGTCCCCTGTAAATCCCGTTGTTGGGGTGTAAGTTGGTGGGGCTGTTGTAGTAACCGATTGTCCAGACGTAGCTGTATATTTTAATTTTACATACCCCGCAGCCGCAGCGGCTCCGCAAGGAACCCACAAATCTATAAGCTTTGCCCATACACTTGAACGCATTAATCTTTCTAACGGCTCAATTAAAACATCTAATTCGCGTGGTGTAATAGTAGAAGCTGCTGATGTAATGCCTGCTTGGTAATTAAGCAGAACCCCAAAAGCAACGGAAGGGGTTTTTAACGCATTGGCAGTGAGCTTCATCTGTCCTTGCGTTAAAGGTTGACCATAAGCAGTTAATGGTGCGTTGTTAGGGCTGAATACTGTTGGAAGCACACCCCCATTCGGGGTAACAAAACCGACTGGGTTTCCATTGGAGTCGAGGGAGAAGCTAACTCCCCCTCCACTTCCACTTCCACTTCCACCTCCAGCACTTCCTAACTCATGGGTACGTAACAGAACTAAAAATGCACAATGAGACTGCCCTAACACATTAGCAAGTCTCCGCGAAGTTCCCAACAACCTCAATTGCCCGGCAGATGTGTACCCTGTCGAAGCTACCGAGTCATCAATCTGCCATCCAGACGTATAACCATTATTCACCCCCGCAAGCAGGTTGCAGTTATTCCCAATATCCGCTTGTCCATAGTGATTATCATTCGCTTGGATTTCAAAGATCACATTCGGATCATCTACAACCATAACGTAGTAGGGCCGTGTCTTTGTCGCTGGTACAAAGATCTGATTCAAGTTCTGCGGATTCGCCATCATCCCTTCACCTGTACCCACACCCACCAGTACCCCCCGCACAGGTTGCCCCGTACCAGCGGTTGCAAGTGTAACTGCACTCACACCATTGAGGTCGGCTGACCCAACTGCTGTTGCCAGCGGATCGCCTACCGCATAGGCATTCGTATCGGATTGCGGTATGTAGTAAATGTTTGCTTGCCCATTCCACCTAGCTCCATTAAGATAGTTGACGGGAATGAGACCTGCCGCTCTGTTTGCATTTGCCATGTAAAACTCCTGTAGGTTAAATGTTAAATTTTAACGCTTTAATTCGCGGTACCTTTTATTACTACATAATTCAGGTTTATGGTCTGATTTGTAAATCCAGGGCTTGAGGCAAAGATATAAAAAGTTGAACCAGACGGATTTGATGCCCAGAATTGATCATATCCGACGTAACCCCCAGACCCAATGACATAACCAGACACGAGTATAATATCGTCAGGGCCAACTTTAGAACTTGTAATTGCGGCTATTTCCGTAATTCCTGTGACCAGTGTCACAGTCGACAAAACAATATTCCCAACTAGATTATTGGTGGCGGCGACGAGCGGTATTGAACTGCCACTTAAAGAGGTACCAACCCCTGCTCCTGTTTGGAATCCTAATTGCGTAGCCTGTACTGTTCCCCCAAGTAGGTTAGTAGCTGTAGTAGCTGTAGCCGCATTTCCAGCAAAAGTTGAACTCGCATTACTGAAAGTATTTATTCCGGTAAATGTCTGGTTCGCACTTAATGTCGCACCAACTGCTGGTAGGTACACAGGCGCACCGGTCGCTGTAGACGTCAGCACATTTCCCGAAGCTCCGGCTACAGTTGTCTGCGGAACCCCTGAAGCATTTTGATATACCACTCCATAGTTAGTTCCACCTACAATTGACTGCGTAGACAGATTAATCCGTGTTGCCGCTGCTGTTAAAGCTACTAGGGCAATTGCTATAATAACGCCTGCAAAAATTTTCCTCATTTCAAACCTCCTTTAATATTGATAGGGTGCTGCAATTAAAACATCCGTTGCAAGCGGGGCAGTGGCCATTGTAATAGTATTTGCAGTGATTGTATAATCATTTCCTACCCCCGATTGTAACAAGGAACCATTTAAATGTAAAGAAAGATACCCAGTCCTGGGACTGTGAGTAAGCGTGAAGCTCGTATTCGCTCCGTTCATTGCCCCTGCCGGTATTTCCGTCGGAGCGAATCGGGGGGCACTCCCGAGCAGTTGCATCGACGTCCCATCAAACTGCATCTCAGCAATTGTACCGGCAAGTAGCTCACTCCCAGATAACGCTGCCCCTTTACTCACAATAGGAACAGGAGCTAACACGGTGGCTCCTGTAACAACAAGTGTTGCCACCCCTGTATTCGTTATATTCACATTAGCTCGAATAACCATCCCAGCTGTCAATGCCGTCACCAAACTCCCACTCGGAAAGGTAAACGTATAAGCATTTACCAACCCCCCTAACGTTTGATAATTCGGGTCAACCCCTTTATACACAGCATCATTCACTGGCTGTATCCAAGGGGATGTTATAACTGTTATCTTTGGTACATACTGTGTATCAGCCATAATCGTATCCTTTAAATAACTGTATCTATAATAGCGATATCTATAATAGCAATATCAATTGTAGCGTCATATTTATTACTAACAAAAGCTAAACTTGGATAAGGTTGCACCCAGGGTGGTGTCTGAACATCCTGCACCGCTCGGACAAAATCTTGAGGATGCCTCGGCTCCCTGCAACTCGGGCACACCCAATAACCTTGCCAATGTTTTTTCAGTGTGCTTGCTTTTTTCTTCTTCCCGCATTCGTAGCACACCGCATTCCAGTCACCAAGTGCGAGGAAATCAGCTTCACCCATAGCGAGCTCCTTTCGCGTAACCATGCACCTGCAACTCCGGTAGACCTTTCTCGAGACGAGCTCCTATATCCGTCCGGCGAGTAATGTGCGGTGGCCAGTTAATTTCTTCCGCAAGTTCATTTGCTTTTTCTGCCGCCTCTTTAATTGTCTTCCCTGTTGCGCAGACCGTCAAAACATACTCCCCAGAACTAACATAAGTTTCTCCGCGAGTGATTTTATCCCTCACTACTATAGGGGCCTCCCCAAGTTTGACACTCGAGAAATAAACCCCACCTCTATTCTTCTCCGTCACACCTCGGATAGGATGGCCGGTCACTATAATCGGATCGTCCTTCTCCCAAGGATAATCCCCCATCCCCATAATAATACCTACACAAAAGCCTTCTTCACATTCCAGTGTATCTTTTCCTTGTACAAGGTCGAGCATCCATTGTGCTGGATCGCCCTTGTGCATGTGCATAGCAAGTTTATAATGAGGCTCGCCAAACCGCAGAGTGAATTCCAGTGGAATCGGTATCCCTTCTTTTGTCACAATACAGTTTACATCGACATAACCTACATACCCAAGCTTCAATAACTCTTCCGTCACTGGTTCACATACATCGTCAAACAGTTTACTTTTCTTCACATAGCGAAGTACAGTTCCCATTTCACCTGTGTTCGGCCCGAAACCGTCATTCATCAATCTCTTCTCTTCCCAGTTCTCATTCTTCCACTTGTTCCAACCGTGAGGGCCGAACCATCCACCCACTGCCATCTCATCCCCCTCAACCATTTCTTGTAGAATAAAATCCGCTTTGAGGCCTTGCTTCTTCCAGTGCTCGAGTTGTGATATAAGATTAGCAGCTGCTTCAATAGGCGTAGCACCTTTTGGAACGTAGGATAAACTTTTATCCGTTTCCCCTCCCCAAGGTTTCGATACGAATGGACGTTTCTCTTTTTCCACATAAGCAATAGCTTTATCATAATCTTTAAATGATTTGAAGGGGACAACCTCTATTCCATTCTCTTGGAAAACCTTTTGCCCTGCTTCACGATCAAGTTCTAATTCCGCTGCCTTCATATTACACCCAAAAATAGGGTAACCCGATTTAAAGTAAGGTTCAAACTTCTCTGGTTCAATCGAATTATCTGTAATTACAATAAGATCTGCCCATCCCATAGATGGTTTCCAGTCTTTCACTTTCCCCACTAACCCATCACCGTCTGGCTTAGCCTTCCCTGACTCTAGTGGGAGGAGGAAATACCGAACCTCATGGCCAGCTTCCTCAAATCGCATGGCAAGAAAGAGACAAGTCTTAAGTGTATCTATAACAAGAATCTTCATTGTTCCTCCAGTTGTTGCATACGTTTCTTCCTACGCTCTTCAATCTGTTCCGGTGTCATAGCAGACATTTCCTTCTTCATCTTGTCATCGAACTTTTGTTCTCGCGTTTTCCCGTAGATAGGTGCGCCGAGGAAACCCGCGATACCAGCACTAGAGCCTGCATCGAAGTTTTGTTGCACCGCGATGGGGGAAATTCCTTTCAACAGGTGTCCGAGACGGCTTCCTTTCATCTCAGGTGATTGCCCGTGCGCCGACAGATATTCTTTATGCAACGCCTGTTCTATCATCTGCTTCGGAATTGCACCAAATTTGTTCAGCATTTGTTGGCTTGGGTTCAGCACCCAGTGGATAGAGTCCATCGTATGTTTAGACCATTGCATAGTTCGCCCATCACCTAAGTCAATGCGAGTCTTATCCTTCTGCTTATCATCCCAGATGTGGTGACCGGACATAGCATAATTAATTCCATCGCCAACAGTCATATAGTAAATCGCTGATCGAATCATATACTGTCTGTGCAAATCAGCAAGCGTCCGCGCATTCAGCAATCCTTTAACCGACGAACCTTTCCCGGACGCTTGTGTCATAGCCCGTACAGTCGACAGCGTCCAGTCTGGTGCGAACATAAGCAACTGCATCATTCGACGACTCGAAGGTTTAAGAGCCCCCAATGCAATATCCCTCGCCCATTCTCTCTTCGTAGCTTCCGCTATCCGTCTCCAGTTCAGTCCGCCGAAAATATCGTTCGTGAAAGAGGCCGCGATCTTCTCCGCTTCCCCTTCTTTAAACAGGGGAACTTTCTCGGGATTAGCTTCATGCGCCCGAGCGTTATTCAATTTAATCTGCTCTAGCTTCTCCGCGAAAATATTCAGTTTCATTCCTGTGTGCATCCGTGCCCACGTCATTGTGTCCACAGCGTGGTTAATCTTCGCTATCCCTTCAATAGGCTTCCCCATCCCAGGGACGATTTGATCGGCCATACCTTGAAGATCTTTCAGCGCACCATAGAACGCTCCACCTACATCTTCATCAACGGAGGTCGCCTTATCCAGAGTGAATGTCAGTCCACCTTTCAGTGCGCTTTGAATTAGTGGTGTCAACCCTTCATCATTCAGTTGCCGCAGGTAAGCATCTTTCGCGGTGACAAATCCTGCTATGTTCGACAACGCCTTCCAAGGTTTACTTGATCCCCCGATGAACGCATCCGTCAGTGCCTTATTATGGAACAGACTAAATGATACTGCAGTCCGTTTCAACGCCGTATTGAAAGCATCGAGAGCTCTCCCTGCTGCACTCGGTGTTCTCGTGTCAAAGAGAAATTGGAGACTTGGTGCAATGTCTGGATGTACCTTCAGCCCATTCAGTTGTGGGTGATTAATACTCACATAAGTGTGGGGAGCTTTATCTGCGGGTAGAGACAGTTTCGTACCATCGAGCGTCTTCGCTGCACGTAACCCGTCAATCAGTCTCTTGTTCGCCATCGCACGCGCTGCGCTATTCCCATAGACCTCCATGATCTCGCCAATCGCTTCCGTCTTCGGTGTCAGCCCAAGCTTCTTCCCTTCCGCAATCGTCGAGATGGTTCGCTCTTTAGAGAACTGACTTTTAGGTGACATGCCAGCACCAGCTGCCTTATTTGCGAACGCCCGTTCAAGCGCCGACTTTCCTTGCAGTCCCCATTCCCAGATGTGAGTAACATAGTTCTCCCTATACCCTTTCAACGTCCCTGCGGCATTTTGTTCCTGCGCAAGTTTCTCGAAGAAGGCTTTAGCTTCTTTCGCAACGGCGAGTTCGTGTGGGGCGAGTTGCTGTGTCAGATCCCCCTCCACCCAATGAGTGATGGCAGCTTGCCTCTTTTTATCTGGCACTCGTTCGTCAATCTTCTTCTTCATAATGTGGTGGACAATCTCCGCACTCTTAATCGCTACCTCTTGGTTGTCACCGAGATCACCAATAGTTATCCGATCATCATGGGCAGTTAACTTCTTCGCCACATCAATTGCCTTCATTGGATTGATAGCGGTTAGAATAAGCCCACCCAATGCTCCGCGAAGGGTTCCTTCAATCTTATCCTCTTTATCGGCAAGAGCGTATCCAGCAGCCGCTCCAACACCAGCAGCAGCTATCTTCACGAGGGTCTTGACGTCAGTATAACCACCTTGCTGTTTGTTCGGATACTTCTGCTCGACCGCTTTCAGCTCATCAGGGATTGCGGCCTTTCCGTCTTCCCTCGCTTTAACCGCCTCCGCATCCTTCAACTCAAGTTGCCTCACCCTTACATCTGCATGTTCCCGCACCACCTGTCCATACTCATGAGGATCGGGAAGAGCTTGGCTAACCCTCTCCCGCCCATTCTGAAATTCCGGTGGCGCCACCTCCCCTTGGCTAACCCCTTCCGCCATAGGGCCAGAGCGAAACATCTGCCGATTTCCCATAATCCTATCAATCGCATCACCAACCAGAGGATTCCGCTTCCTCGCCGCAAGTACATCCCTCAGCGGGGCACCCCGCTTAATCATATCATGGGCTATCTTATCCGCATTGATCTGAGCATCTTTCCCAAATAGTGTACCGTGGGTAGGCTCCGGTGCTTTCTCTTCAGCGGGAGTTTCGGGGGCGGGTGTATCTGTGTGTGCGGAACCGGATGGTTTCGTGCGCATGGCATCTGCACCCTTCATCACAATATGCCTGACAGCATCCCCTCCCTTCGCCATAGCGATATTCGCACCCTGCCGAACAGCTTCTCCTGCTTCCGGATTCCCTGTCTTCTTCACAGCATAGTCTGCCGCCGCATCAACCTGCTTTGTAATCCAATTCCCCACCTCTTCCATCTTCGTGTCAGATGTATCCGTTTGCATAGCCGTTTGTATCGGCTTCTGCATAAACTTCATCCAAGGTGTTTGCATTGCCTTATTAATGATGGCGGAGCCCGCAGCAAGCGGATGTTCCGACCCATCGACGAGAGCAGCGATATCCGCTACTCCTGTCATACCCATCTGAGCTATGAAGGCAGGGAACCCTAGCACGGTGTCTACAGCTGGAATAATCTCTTGCAACATCGAAGGGGATTTCTTCGCCCGTCCGAACACATCTTCAATGTCTTGCACAGGCGCAGCTGCCTTCTTCCCCGCAACCGCAGGTTTCGCTGTCGGAGGTGTCACTGTAGCTTGTACACCAAATACGTCTGCTATAGATTCATCTGTCATGATTACTCCGCATCATCAGGAGGCGTCTCATCATCCCCTGATTCATTAGCCAGTTCCAACCCCGTGGCTACAGGAGCTGTTTCGACCTTCCGAGCTTTCCCCCCACCCAGATATTCATACACCCCGCCGTTAGGTGCAGCGTAGAATTTCCCGACTTCAAAGTTCCTGTCCGGTGGTGGCGGGAGGGCAAGGCTCGCACTCGACCCGTCTTGATACGTCACCCCAGGTTGCATACTAATCCCTTGCTTCGCTTGGCGTCTAGCATCATCCGCCGTCAGTCCGCGGTTGGCAAGCATGAGAGCTTTCGTCTGAGATTCAATTGCCCGAGCTTTCTGCATCAGTTCGTTTTGCGAAACATCAGGGTGAGCTTCCTTCAAATCCATATAGGTCAGCTCAATATTTTTCGTCGTCGGTTCACCAATACTCTTCCCACCCGATTTCGCCTTCCGTTTCAATTCAGCTTCCTTCAGCGGCCGGAGAGCTGCGGCTTGTGCATCTTGAAATTGCCTATGACGAATCATATCTTTACGATTCTCTTCCTTACTAATTTGCTCTTGTAATTTAATGTTCTCGTCCACCTTCTGCTTATGCGTCATTGCGCCATCACGGAGCTGTTCAATGACCCCTTTCACTTCAGCATACTTCCTCCCTGCAAACGGACTCGCCTGTCCCGTTGTCGCCGCAATGATAGCATTTGCTCGTGACAGTGAGTCATCATCTTTAACTGAGTCCATCAGTTGTGATACCATATCAAGTTGTTTCTTTTGCACCTCTACTTGCATTTGATTTCCGCGCAACTGATTCGTACGAGCGGCCATCTGGCGTTGGCGAATTTGGGCAGCTTGTCCTGCCAGCTCCGCCGCCTTCTCCGGATCTTGTGCCCGCAAAGCCAGATTCGACATGAACTCAAGACTTCCAGGGACGTCATTAACCGAAGGGGTATCATTTGGATGCACCCCCGCTTGCGCCGCTTGATTCCGCAAGACCTCCTGCCACTTCTGCATCTTGTCAAGCTCAAGCTTATTCTTCTGCGCTTGCTGTTGTTGGAGTATTTGATTATTCTTCGCTTCCCCCGTTTGGGCTCGCCGCAGTTCCGTCTGCGATTGCATGTTCGCAAGGGAAGCCATCTGCTCCTGCGGCGTTGGGCCGTACTCTATTGCTAATGGATTTGGCATATCAGAACCCCGCAGAGTTGGCTACAGTATTGTTACTATTATTCGAACCCCATTGCCCCAGTGTACCACCAATCAAGTTGAGCGCATTGATCTGCGACTGCAAGTTCAATGAGTTATTCTGATTCGAAGCTTGGCTTACATTCGTACCTGCATTCACGGCTCCGGTGGAAGCACCCAGACTCATGTTAGCAATTTGCGAAAGGTTGGTGATATAACTCTGATAACTAGTCTGACCGTAATTTTGCAGATCTGCCAGCATTTTACCGGAACCTGCATACCCTTGAGCCGCATCCGTACGTTCAAGAGCTTGTAACCCTGCTTGATACGAGGCAGAATCATAATAACTACTAGGATCATTCAGTGCTGTTGTCAGCTGGGTAGCTGCTGTGGCTGAGGCTGTTGCATTCGCATTAGAAGCCGTGGTCACTGCGGGGCTTGGTGTGTTAGATGTATTCGGATTCTGACTCGACTTATATAGTCCATACAACCCGCCTACAAGTTTCAAGCCAGCACCAAGTGTGGCCATATTCCCCATAGTACCAAGAGTTTTCCCCGCGACACCTGACCATGAAGTTCCGGGTGTTCCCGCCATAGAGGCCATACTAGATCCACTATAACCACCATCAAAAGCAGTGGTATTCCCCATTTGAGCTGTGTACTGACCTGAATCATAATATTGACCCATGGTATCGCCAGCATTCGACATATCCATCGAAGTACCGGAAAAATCCGCCCCTCCGAGATAGGCTCCCCCGACAACCGCCCCCGCAATTAGGGCAGAATCGGCCAACCCACTGTAAGTCATATTCGCTGTATTACCAAGGACACCCCCAATACCTACATCATTTAAAACATTACCTGAACCTCCAGTCATACGACTAATAGCATTACCACTTGCTAGAATTGGGTCCGTTATAGTCCCTATAGTGTTCTGAGCATTAATCCCCTGGGGGTTTATACCAACAGCATTAGCTCCCTGCGAGATTGTACTATTACCACTTTGGAATGGATTATCTACACCAGGAATTATAGATCCACCACTAAAATAACCTCCCATCACCGTCTCCTTAAGACATTATACCATTGTTCACTAGGGCTGTCCGAATATTATTTAACAGCGTTACAATTCCGTTTGCTTGCGCCGCTGTTGTGTAGCCATACGAAGCCAGAGCTGCCCCTGTCGTAACCACCGCTCCGCCAGAAGCGTAGGCTGTTTGCGCCAGCGCCCCGTTACAACCAAACGCCCCAGTGGCTTTAATCGTTGACGCTGTTAGTGCGGCGAGGGCTGCTAAGCCGGTACAACCAAAACTTACCGTCGAGACTGCGCCAAAGCTCGCGGCCACTGTAACCGTCAGACTAGTTGCCTCTAACGTAGTGAAACTTCCCGCACTTGATGCTGTACCCCCGATCGACGGAGGGGATGCAAACAACGCCGAGAACCCTGTCCCACCAACTGCTCCCGAAGCCGAGAGAGAGGTAAAGCTCCCCGCTGTCACCCCATTACTATTGTTATTAATAAACTGCGCCACAGAAAGAAACCAGTCAAGCCACAGCGGATTAAAAATCAGCACCCCATCTCTGCTTTCCTCCATCGGGGGGGCGTATGTCGGTGGCGGCTGAAAATTGGCCATTACAGACTTCCTATCAATAAATGAGGTTCGAGCGCCTTCAACCGCAACGGTGTGTTCGCAAGGTGTCTCACATGGTGAGCTCTACGAATGAATGTTCCCATGTTATCTATATACGGAGCTTCTTGGCTTAGATCTACCATCACTGGATTCGACCAACTCCCAACTGCATAATCTGAATCATTTGTCCGAATCGTAACCCGACTCCCCGCAGTCTGATCTGCAATCACATAGAGCTTATTAACCGTCTTCCTCTTCTTCGTCCCGCCATCCCAATTAGGGGTGTACAGATCTACCGGAAATGGGATGCCGTCATCACCGTAAGCTGCATTAGAAAATGTGTACAAATTCCCGTCAGTCACATCTTGTAACACTACTTGCTGCGCACTATTAAACGTCGAAGCCACTAGAGACAATGAAGCTGCAGTCGGGTCAGTCCATTGATACCAC